GGGCGCGCTTCGGTTCATACCTAGGCGTCGGCTGCGGCCCTGCGCCCGTGTGCACCTGCTGCGCCTGCGCGATTGGGGACGCCAGCATTGCCCCGCATATCACCCAACTCCGAATGTCCATATCCGCCTCCCTAGTTTGAGGCGGATTCTAACGCACGGTTCCCTAGCTGCCGCCGTAACGGTTCTGCACGGACTCTGGGAACGTGCTCATCGGGCGCGGTGCAACCCCAATGGACGTGCCTGCGGCGGCGGCCGTGATCGGCTGTGTCTCGCTCGCGCTCGTCACAGGCGACCCCGCCGCAGCCCTTATGCGCTCAGTGGTCGAATCGGACTGTTCGCCGAACGGGTCGACGGGCCACGTGGTCGCGATAATCTCATGACCTTGAGCACTCAGCAGTACGCCAAATTCGGTCCTTTTGACAGACCAGCCCAGCGCCCACAGTTGCTCCGTGGTGAATCGATCCAGCACCTGCCCGCCTCCTGATGCTCGGAACTCAACGATATCGCGATGCCCGTACCAGCCAGCGTGCCGGGCCCTGGCATTTGCCGCCATATCAAGGATGTATTGCACGCCTGCCGGAAGCTTCTCCTTCGACTTCGAAGCCTCCACGGCCTTGGTGACCACGGTGGCCGGCTGAGCGCCGGGCGCCTGCGCCATCTTCGGTACAGCGGCCTTCTGCGAGGCGACAACCTCTTTCAGATTTCCGCTATCACCGGTGGTACCACTTGCAAAGAAGAACCTCCCAAGCATCCACACGCCAACGACAAGCGCCAGCACCATCAGAATTGCCGGTGCACGCATGGTCTTCCACAGTGTGCGGGTGTTCCCCTTGTAGACCTCGTTTGACTCAATGCCCGGCTGCACGCCGTGATAGAGCTCCCATATAGCTGGATCGTACTTGCGAACCTCCGTGCCCACAGTTTCATACTTACCCGTGCCGGTGGCGGCGAAGAACCGCACCGAGTAGCGCTGATCGGAACCGAGCGCATCCAGCTTGGTGTACGTGTTCTTCTTCGCCATGCGGCGAATGATGAGGCGGTGCAGGTCTTTGCAGTCCTGCGAGATGATCACCATGTCCAGGCTGATATGGCCGTGCTTGGCGAAGAAATTCGCGGCACGCTCCGGCAGGTTGGCGCGATTGGTCGGCCAGTACTCATGCGCTTCATCGATCACGATCAAGGCGTGCTTCTCGATATACGGGAACGAGATTGCGCCGTCGTTATCTGTGTCGCACACGCACCACTCAACCACCTCTTTATCGCCCATGACGTGCACCAGCTCGCGCACCTCATCCTCGGGCATACCTAAATGTGCAGCGATCTTGTCGAGGCTCTCCCCTACCCCGTTCAGACGTACGTAGACGTGTCGCTTCGCTCGTAGCGCGGGCAGGATGTGGTGCAACACCGCCTCGTAGCTCTTGCCGCTGCGAGGCAGCCCTTCATGGCCGAAGATCATGTCGTTAGGTCCACTGGAACAAGGTGAGGAACACCCGCACGAGGCGGAATACAAGTGCTGCGGTGAGAACCGCTATGGCCTCACCAACGCGCAGTTGGGCGACGATGAATGCTGTCCACGGCCCTGCTGAGTTGAGCATCGCGCAGAAGCTGAGTTGCGAGAGGAAATCCGGCGCCGGTATCAGATACACGATGGCCTTGACGAACGACAGGACCAGTTCAACAAAATCAATTTGCAGGTCCGTCATGAAGTCCGAGAAGTCGGCCCATAGTGAGGTGATCTGCTCCTTTGCCCAGGTGGTGATTGCTGTGACCGGCCCCACTCCATCGGCGTACGCCCACGAAGCGGACAGCGCCAATACCGCTAGTGCCGCGCACACCACGATCAGGTGATTTCTCTTCATAGCAGTGCCCACCTCAGTGCGACAATGCCCATGCCCGCAAGAAATACGAACCCCGCGTACTGAAACAGCTGCAGTAGCGGGCCACTGCACAAGGCGCCCAGATCGAACTTGCCCGCATACTGCCCACCATCCCACGTCGCCGTAGGGCAGCTGCCACCGCCAGTGCAGCTGCCAAAGAAGCCCTTCACCTTCGACAGGATCGGGGCGCCCTCAATGGCAGCTTTGAACTCGGCGAGGACCTTCTGCACCGTCTTGCCGGACTTCTTGTAAAGGCGCCCCGTGGTAGGCCCCGGCGCGCCACCATCGCCACCATCACCGCCCTCGCCCGTTCCCGGCCCCGGCCCGGTTCCCGTACACCCATTGGGATCTGTGCAGTCACCATCCCCGTCGCCGTCGCCCGGGCCAGTACCGCCACCATCGCCGCCACCATCACCGCCGCCGTCGCCGCCGCCGTCGCCGTCGCCGTTCCCACCACCATCACCGCCACCGTCGCCCGGATCGGTGCCGCCGCCGTCGCCTCCGCCCTCTCCCGGATCAGGCGTGGTGGGTGAAGGATGATCGTCGGTCGTGCATACGCCGCCTGTTGGAACGAACAGGATGCCGATTGGTGATCCCGCGTAGACCGAGCCGCCATAGGCGCAACCGTCATGGCAGACGTCTCCCACGCCGCCCGGACCGGGGCCGCGCCAAGAGGTTTGCTCGGGGCGTGCGCTGCACTTGACGGTGAACATGCGGGTTTTGGACGCGTAGCGCCCGTTAGAGGCAGTAGAGGGCCTGATGAAACCCACGTAGGTGCCGACGCCATCGAGCTCGACGAATGGCGACCACTTTTGGCCGCCAATGGCATTAGAACGGCCAGCCTGATCAGTAGCGGCCGCCCATGCTGCGATATACGCGGCGCCCTGATCCGGACAAGAATCCGATCCAACGTCAGCGCTCGGCGAGCAGGTGCCGACCTGAGCGTAGGCTGAGAAACTCATGCAAGCCGATGCAAAGGCTGTCGCCATGCCCAGTGCGATGAGGTACCGCATTACTGACTCGCCTCGTTGAATGCCAGGGCCACCGCATGACCGGCCAGTCCGCCAATGAACGCGAACACCATGCACACAAGCATCGTTATTCCTCCCTTTCCGATGCGCCGCAGATCACGCATTCGCCGTCGTCATAGTCATGGCCGCTGTCAGCACATACGGCCTCTTCAACATCGCCCGCCTCATCGTCCGCGTGTTCGTCGGCGTCGAGATCCTCTCGGTCCTCAAAGAACCCGGCGACCTTGTCAACGCACCATCGCCCGAACCATGGGAGCGCCATCAGGGTGCCGGCACCTATGATCGCGGCCACGACTTGCGCCACCGACAGGCCAAGAAAAACCCCGCTGAAATCCATCGTCTGCCCCTAGTAGTCGATGACGATGCGGCACTCCTTACACCACAGGCTGCCGTCGTCCAACGCGATCACGTCATCACCGCCGCACTCGGGGCACCAGTCGTCCTGGCATTCATCAGTGTTGACGTCATCGGGCTGTGTCTGCATAGGAATCGGGGCCGGTTTCCCAGCCCCTCCCCGTCACGATTCTTCCGCGATCAGCGGAAGAAGGTCGCGACCTTGTTGGTAGCCCAGCGAGCGAAGCCCGGGCCCGCCTTGATGGCGCCTGCGCCGATGATTGCGCTGATGGCGCTGGCCGCTGCGAGGCCGGTGAGAATTTCGCCGAAATCCATTGCACTACTCCTTCTGTGATGCGCGTTGCGCGCGTTAGGTGGGGTGGTCAATCCCGTTCTGTACTGACCGACTTCACGACGGCGCCGACGAGGTAGCCCAGCACGTTCAGTGCAAGCACCAGCGTGAACACCCCCGAGAACCAACCAGTAGCCACCTCAGGTTCCGGCCACTGGAAAAGATCGATGAGGATTGAGGCCTGTGCGTGCTCTGCCGCTGACACAAGCACGTACCCACCACACTGCGATGCAGGCTCCCCGGTGGGTACGAGCGTCCCCTCAGCAGTAAGAGACACGCGCACGGCCATGGCTTAGGCCTGCGCTGCGGTGCGCGGTGCAGCCTTGGGCAGCATGCGCAGGACGGTGAACTTGCTCAGCGAGGCAACGCCCTTGTTGACCTGCAACATAGACTCGATATCGAGCTCGTACTCACCCTCGGGGTAGCCCGGCTGGCCCTTGTCCAGGCGCACGTCAAACGGATAGGCAAAACCACCGGTTTCGAGCTTGGCCTTCTGCTTGCGGGTGGTGTACTCGACGTTCTCACCAGCATCGTTCTTGAAGCTGCCGCCGCGTTCGTCGATTTCGTTCTTCAGGACAGTGACCTTGACGCTCATGTGTTACCCCTCTTGGGTTGGTTGTACGGCCGCGATTTCGGGCCAATGCGCTGCTGTATCCCCTGTTGCCCACCCCGGCAGCTTTGGCGAGGTGCAGGATTCGATGACCGCCTTCAACGACTCGGCGTCGGGGCAGTGCTTGACGATGAAAGCCAGCGTTGCGCCGTACTGACGACGCAAGTGGCGGCGTGCGCTTTTCCACGTCGCATCAACGGCGGCTTTCGTGACTTCAAGCCGCGTGGCAACGCAGTTGAGAAAGTTCAGAACCGGATAGGCGCCGAGCAGGTAGGAGGCCGGATCGCGCAGAATGTCGAGCGATATTTCCTTGCGCTGCGAGTTGCGGAACTGCGCCTCATAGCGCACCCATGGCGACTTCTTGTCGCCCTGTTCCCTGCCCTTCTCATACACCCGCAGCTGCTTTTCTGACTTCTTCGCGCCGACATAGAACGTTTTGCCGTCTCCGCTGTCGTGGTCATCAATGGTTTGCGCCTTGGGGCGCTGACCACGATTGTCGAACTCACCATCCGCGTACCACTTCTGTGCCAAGCGCAGCGGGTAATTGCCCGCCAAGTCATCGGCGCATACGTCTACACGGGTGATCCTTCCGGCGCAGCTTTCGAGCTTCGCTCGAAGCTCCAGCCACCGCTTCGCATGGCCGCAGCGCGCTGCGCCTATCACCTTGCAGCCGGCGCCGGTCAGTTCAATGCGGGCGGTATACGT